CCGGTGTCGAGGTCGACGGTCGTGGTGACCATCACGCCTTTGGTGTAGTCGGGGGCGGTGGTGATGGACTTGGCGCCGGGGGCGCGGGTGATGTCAGACATGGGTCACGCGGTCTTTCGTAGGGCGATGGCTGAGATGCAGGTGGCGTAGCCGGACGACGAACCGTTCTTGGTCGACGCCGCGAACTTGAGCAGAGTCATCGCGGAGGACGCGACCGAGAGCCCGGTGAGGGTCGTCACGTTGTTGTAGGTGGTGGACTCGTTGTAGGTGTCGACCGTCCCGGCTGTAGTCGCACCAGCGGTGACGGTGAGGATCCCACCGTCGGTGCCGTTGACGGTGATGATGTCGACCGCCCACGTCCCCGCGGTGAGCGGCACGTACCAGCCGATTTCATTGGCGATGTTCGTGGCCTGCTGCACATACCCGCCGTTGAGCGCCTCAAATGACTGCTGCCGCGACGGGGCGGACCCCGCACTCATGCCCCAGTACCCGAACGGGATGATGTCGATGCGGGACGGGCCGGTGCAGGTGAACGAGGTCGTCGGGTTGTCGGTGTTGGTGAACGTGATGAGCTGGGGATAGTGGCAGTACGCCGACGAGCTGGCGTTCTTGGAGTCGGAGCGGATCTTGAACTCCTTGACTCCACCCGTAGCAACACTGACCCCGGTCCACTGGGTGACGTTGTCGTAGGTGAGCGATCCGTTGTACCCGTCCACGGTGGGTGACAGATCAACGCCGTCGATGGACGCGGTGAGGACCCCGGCGTCGGTGGAGTTGGCGTAGATGAGGGTGACCGTCCACGTCCCGGCGACGAGCGCCACGTCCCACGTCATGTAGTTGTTGATGGCCCCACCCGTGACAATCGAGTTGCCGCCCGTGAGCGCCCCGTCTGTCTGTGATCGAGACAGTGCCGCCGACGACGCCTTGACGTTTCCCCATGCCGCGATGTCGATGTGCGCGGGTCCGATGGTTGCCATGTCAGGCCCCCGTCCGGGTGAAGGTGAACCACTGGGTCGGCATGTTGTAATCCGTCGAGCCGGGGTTCTTCCCGTTGACCGTGCCGCGGAAAGTGTGGACCCCGGCAGTCGCGGCAATCCCGGTGAACTGTGCGACGACGTTAAAGGCGAAGCCTGCTGAGTACCAGTCCTTCGTTCCGACCGCTGCGCCGTCAAGGGTGTAGTCGGTGCTCCCATGGGTATTGATCGTAAACCCGATGACCGTGATCGTGTAGGTGCCCGCAGCGAGACACACGGACCATTCCTGCCAGTCGCCGTCGTTGGCATCGGACTCCTGACCCGTTACCCCCATACCGAGCAAAGTGCTGGCCTGGGCACGAATGGGCGTGAACCCAGCGTTCGCCCATGACGCCCACGGCACCACGTCCAGGTCATACGGCGCCAGGAACGTGTCCCCCGACGCCGCGGCCCCACTCGAACGCGACCGCCCTCGCGCGCCCCGAGAGTTCCGTGACCGCCCCATGAGCGCCGGGTGACTCATGCGAGCGTCACCGTCAGAGTGAGGGTCCAGGCGTCGAAGCTGGTCTTGGTGCCCATCGACACGAGCTTGCGGTTGAGCATCCGGCCCCCCGTGGAGCCGTTGAACAGCGCGATCTCGTTCCACGCCCAGTTGGCCTGGACCGTGGAGAACGACGACTTCCAGACCACCGACGCGGCGGCGGAGGTGGTGCCATCGGTGTGCTGCGGGTACGTCGCCTCCATGGCCTTGCGCAGCTTGTTCGTCGCGGCTTGGAGATCGGTCTGGGTCGCGGCCACCGCGCTCGAGGAGTCCCCGACACCGAGGTAGGCGTTGCCGTTGTTGAAGTAGGTGAGGTCGAGTGAGCTGGTGCCGGTGCCGTTGCCGATCAGGCACTCGATCAGGTTCGACGCGCCGCCGTAGGTGAGAAGGTTCCCGGGGACGACCACGCGGTCATACGGGGTGGTATCGGGCGTGGGGTCGCCGTGGAACTTCTCGACGCACCACTCGACGGTCCACTGCAGGGGTTCCGAGGCCATGGGCGTACTTTACTACCCACCCGAGATGTAATAGGACGATGAGCCGCACGCCGTGGTGAGGGTGACCGTCCAGCCTGTGCTCAGCGGCCCGGTCCAGGTGCCTCGGACCTCGGTCGAGTCGATCTCGGTCCACGACAACGCGTCGCCCTCCTGGTCATAGGAGAGAGCCGTGGTGGGCGTGAGGTTGGTGCCGTAGACACGGATCTCGGTGTCCCCGAAGATCGACGCGGACGTGATGTCAGGGGCGATGCAGCCGCAGCACTGAGGCATGGCGTTGGCCCACCGCTGGATCGTGAGGAGGTTCTCGGACTCCTCGGCCGGCGACCACGCGCCCAGCCCCTCGCGCGCCCACTGCTTGTACGGAACCTGCAGGCTGGGGCAGGTCGAGGTGGTGGAGAGGTGGGCGAGCGCGGACGCGAATCGTTGGATCGCGAGGTAGTTCTCCTCGGCGTCCTGCCAGGTCGTCCACCGGGGATGCGGGGTGCGGAACGACACCTGGGACCAGTTGGGGGTCGCGGTCGGGCAGCGCGCCAGGTTCGCCCATCGTTCGATGGTGCGCCAGTTGTCCTCGTACTCCGCGATGTTGAGCGTGGCAGCCCACCGTGGGTACGGGATCTGCAGCACCGTGGTCGCCATGGTCAGCTCATGTTGCCGGTCGGGAACGGGATCGGGTTGTTCGAGGCCGAGGGCATGTACGCGATCGCGTGGACCGTGGGCGCGGGGACGCCTTCGATGTCGGCGCGGGAGTCGATGTCGAAGGTGAGGTGGGTGCCTTCGACTCCGCACGGGAGCTGGCAGAAGGTGGGGTTGGCGTCGTCGCTGACGGTGAACTCGAGCGACTTGCCGACGCGATCCTGCGAGGAACGGACCACGAGGTTCACGCGCCCCTGGCCGGTGATGACGACGCCGGCTGCTTCGATGCGCGTCTGGGCCGACAGCGACTCGGTGAGGGGCTGGGACCGCCAGTGGAACGCGGACGACGGATGCTGGATGGAGAACTCGTAGAACGCCGGGTCCTCGGTGGAACGGAACCCGGAGGGCGCGCCGTACGCCTCGGTGCCGCGATAGTTCACCGACCACTGGTGGATCACGTAGTCGTCGGTCGTGTCGATCCGCCACCACGACCCACCGGGGGTGTCGGGGGAGTCAGCGTCGGTGTCGAGCAACCAGTTGTTGGGCCACAGCACCCACTCGTTCCAGTCGGCGCACTGGGTCCACCCGTAGCCCCACGCGTTGTCGACTTGGGTGCCCTGCGCGGGGGACACGGGCTCGGGTCGCCAGAAGTCGGGCGTCATCGTGTTGCGGGTGATGTGCTGGGACTGGTCGCCGCCCTTCCACAGCCACACCCCCGAGCCGTCGACGGGGTACATGTAGCCGAGCGGAGTGCGCGTACCGATGTTGTTGGAGAGCCCGGTGGAGCGGACGTAGGGGAGCGTCGAGACCTGGGACGGATCGTCGAGATCGCCACGGATGATGAGGGCGCCGCCGCGCGTCTTGATCAGCAGGAGTTCGTTGGCAGTGAGCGAGGCCCACGCGCCGTAGCCGTTCGGGTTCTCGTAGCCAGCGACGACGTTGAAGAAGTTGCCGGCGAGTGCGGGGGCGAGGGTGCGCGCGTCGTTGACGGCCGACCAGTAGAGCGCTTCGTTGGTCGTGAAGATCGTGCCCTCGCCCGCTCCGACCAGAGTGAGAGGGAGGAACACAATGCGACCCTGGTGACCCAGAAGCGAGTCGACCGACACGAAGGCGCCGAGGGAGGTGAGGTTCGCCGGGTCGTTGGTCTTGTCGCCGGGGAGGAACTCGGTGGAGTTCGAGGTCAGCGTCGAGCCGTCCGAATCCTCGGGGAACATCGCGGTGTGGCCGTTGACCGCCCAACAGGTGACCGCGGGGCCGGCGACACCGGGCGCGTTGTGGTTCGAGCGCGTCGTCTGGAAGTGGAAGTGCTTGGGCCGGATGTCGGGGGAATAGTCGAGCGAATCGGACTCGGACCAGACGTTCTCCCACACCGGGTTGTTCTTGTAGTGCCGCTTGTACCGGTACAGCACGAAGTGGATCGTCTGGCCGGCCGGCTGGGTGTCCCAGTACTCGACCCCCATGAAGATCTCAGTGTTGTTCTGGTCCGTGCCCGGTGATGCCTCGGTCGGCCAGAACACCGGGTTGTTCGCGTGGAGCCCAATGATGCGGTACTGCTCCGACAGCATCCCGTCCGCGCCCGCAGGAACCGGGGGGGTCGGCGGATCGTAGGTGCGCAGGAGCCGAGGCAGAGGCACGAGCGCGCCCGAGGCGTCCGCGTAGCACCGGAAGGTCCCATCCTCCTGTGCCGTGCCCGGAGGATGGTTGGGCGAGATGGTGGTGCGGATCCCCGGCGTGAAGTTGGAGATCGCCTTCCAGCCCGGGTCGAGCGGTGGTGCGGCCATGGCCCGAGTCTACGCGAGGAGGTCGTGGTCGAGGAGAAACACGAGGAGGGCCTGGCGTTCGCGGAGCGACTCCACGAGGGCCTTCGCGCGCCCGAGGTCGAACGACTCGTCCAGGCAGTGGTTCGCCGCCCACTCCCGGGCCGACGTCGTGGACTCCCCTGAGGCGATGAGGTCCGCGAACGTCTTGGCCCGCTTGCGGTCGTGGGTGGACGCGATGATCGGGAGCGCGTCGATGGCCACGCGGAGTTCGTCGTTGACGCGGACGAGTTCCGCGGTGGCCTCGGCGGGGGTCACGGCGTGGAGTCGGTGACCGAGTAGAGCTGGCGCAGCAGGATCATCACGGCGGCGTAGAAGGTGTTGACCGCGGCCACCTGCTCGGGGGTCCAGTGGGTCACACCGAATACGGCGAGCAGGTTGATCGTGACGGCCACGAGGGTCGCGCCGGCCTGGGACCAGACCTTGATGAAGTGCTTGAAGTCCATGGCCATCCTCCTGGGTTACTTCTTGGCCGCGGCGCGTTCGCGGGCGGCTCGGGCCTTGGGGGGCAGGTCGGGGCCGGCGACCTGGGTGGGGTCGTCGGGGTCGGGCTCGGGGTCCCGGTCGTCGTCGTTGGCCACCATGCCTTCGACGATCGACTCGACCGACGCCGGCTCGGAGGGGACCTGCGGGGTGAACGGCATGAGCGCCGCCGCGGCTGCGGGGTCGGTCTTGACGAGCTGCTCGGTGAGAATCCCGATCTGCTGCTGCAGGTGCGCGATGGCCGCAGCCTGGGTCTGGGACTCGACGACGGTCTGCGTGGCCGGCTTGAGGTGCGTGCCCTCGGGGTCGTCGATGATCGTGTAGAGCCGCTCGTTGGCGACCGTGGTCACCTCGAGCTTCGGCAGCGACTTGTGGCGCGAGGACGGGTAGAGGTGCGAGTTCTCCTCGTTGATCTCCCACTCGGCCGGGTACCACGACTCGCCGTAGGTGCCGTACTTGGTGGAGAGCCGGTCGATCTCCATGGTGCGGTGCTGCAAGTGCGGCTGCGCGTTGCGGTCCCCGACGTCGATAGCCCGGGGGTCACCCAGCCAGTAGACCATGGCGAAGTACGGGACGACGATCTCCTCGCCCGGCCCGATGACGTACTTCTGGTTGGCGTAGAGGTCGACGAACGGCTTGACGGGATCAAGGTTCTTCACGCGCACGATCGTCTGTTCGGGGATCACTTCGGCCATGGGTCTCCTGCTTTCTGAGGTGGAGTGAAGGGGGAGGTCAGGGGGCGGAGGTGGGTAGACCCGGGAACCCGAGCGCCACCGTCTTGTTGTGGAGAAGTGTAACCGAGGGCACGAGGTAGGTCGGGAAACCCGCGTCCGCGGCCCTCAGGCAGAACCCGTAGTCCTCGCCCTGGTGAGCCCCATCGACGATCGGCTCACAGAACCAGGGGACCGGCGAGCCGTGGATGGCCAGGAGCTTGTCGATGACGATGCGGGGGATCAGCATGAACCCGGCGCCGGCCCCGTCGACGCGCACGATCCCGTCTCCCACCTCGGCGTGGATCTCGTAGAACTCCTCGAGCGTGAAGCACTGGACGCTGCGGGTGCCCGGCGCGAAGTTCCCGACGACGGCGAACTGGGCCCCGTGTCGGGTCGAGGAGTAGGCCCCAACGTAGATCGCCGGCTCGTCGACATGGGCCTCGGCCGCGGCGACCAGGGTGCGTACGTCGTCGGGCGTCCAGGCGATGTCAGAGTCGACGAACAAGAGGTAGTCGAAGTGTCCTCGGGCCAGCGCGCGTTCGATCACCACGTTGCGGCCGTCGTCGAGGTAGGGGCCGTACGGTTCGATGATCGTGGCCCGAACCCCGGTCTCGGAGGTGATAGCCGTTTGGATCATGGAGTTGACGTACTCGACGCGCAACGACCCCCCGCAGATGGTTCCGAGGAACACGAGCGGGGGGTCGTTGACGTGAGCGGGTTGCGGGTCGCCTGTGGTCATGGGCCACAGGGTAGCGCGGGCGGGATCAGCCGTAGAACTTCACCCACACCGACACGGTGCCATTGGCGCCGGAGCCGTCCGCGATCGCGACGCCCATGGCCTCGCCCAGCGCGGCGGTGGCCGAGCTGTTCACGCGGCCGGCCGTGGTGACCGACCGAATGAGGATCTGGCCCGCCGAGATGGTGCCGGCGCACGGGACCGCATCGACGACGCCCGCGATGACCACCTGCGCGATCTCACCGGCTGCCGGCGAGTTGATGCAGATGCCGGCCACGAGCTGGGCCGAGCCGTTGGTCGCGGCGGTGGCCACGTTGCCGGTGGTGTTGATCGCGACCACGGCGGGGCCGGTGATGGCCGACTCTGCCTTGAACGGCGCGATCTGCTGGTACAGCTTGTCCTTGGTGGCCGTGTACCCGAAGGCCCCGGCCGGGTTGGTGAGTGCCTTGTCTGCCATGTTGCTTGCTCCTGAGGAGAGGGTTGGTCGGGGGGACGATCAGGCCGAGACGTTGGTCATCTTGCCCTGGGTCTGCGGGGACAGGACCATGAGGTTCCCGTACCACAGGAGCTGGCCGGTCATGGCGTCCTGGTTGACGGGACGCTGGAAGTCGACCATGGAGAAGTCGGTCGAGGAGAACGAGGCGAGCTGGATGGTGTCCTCGTTCAAGAACACGATGGCGCTGTTCGAGGCGTTCGGGCCGTCGAACACCTTGTCGTCGAGCACCCACGGGATGTTGTCGAACGACAGGTTGGTGAACCCGGCGTTGGTCATGTTCTCGTCGGTGTTGACGTAGCGTTGCGACGCGATCAGGAGCGACCACAGCCGGTTGTACTGCTCCTTGCGGGACAACGCCAGGGTCGGGCTGTTGCCGCCCTTCGTGCAGGACGAGACCATGGACCGCAGGCTCGAGAGCGTGAGGGTCGCAGTCGTCGAGTCCACCTGCGAGTTGAGGTAGGTGTTCGACGCCCGGGTCAGGCCGGCATACGAGGTGGCTACACCGCCCGCGTCGACGGCGCCCTTGAGCCCGTCGATCTGCTTGGCGTCGGTCACGACGTCGGAGTAGATGCCGGTGCCGATGTTGTTGGCCATCTGCATCCGCGCCTGCTCCCACTGGATCGTGAGCAGGTTGGCCACAGCCTCGGTGCTGTTGCACTTGGCGAGGGTGAGACCATCGACGGTGACGGGGACGTACTGCTGCTTGATGTCCCAGGCGCCGTTCTTGATCGTGTCGTTCGGCGCCACGTCGAGGAGGTCGTAGCCCTGGTACGGGCCACCGTTGCTCCACGTCGCGTACATGAACGGCACCTCGATGTGCGTGCCACCGTCGTAGTACCGCTTGTTGGCCTTGTTGAGCCGCCAGAACAAGGCGTTGGTGCCGTAGATCTGGTCGATCACTCGAGGGAGGACAACTCGCTTGCTGATCGAGTTGACCGTGTTGGTGCCGATCACCGCGGTCGTCGTGGACATCTGGGGTTTCCTCCGAGGAAGGGGATGAACTCAGGTTGTGGGTGAGTTGTCGCCTAACTCGGGTACTGCCTTCGAGGATGAGTGTAGAACACACGAAGGGGGCTGACGCGCACATGGACCCAGACGCGACACGAGGCCCCCTGGACGGAGGGGCCTCGTGCGCTCTCTACGGGGTGAGAGACTCAGTTGTTCGCGTCGACCACCTGATCGAGCATCGCCTTGATCTGCTGCTTCATCTCGGCGTCGTCCTTCGGCGGGGCCGGCTGCTCCACCTTGGAGAGCGGCGAGGACGTGGAGGCACTGACGGCAGAGGCGAGAGCGGCGCGGGTCTCCTCCTCGGGCGTGGGGGGCGCGGCCTGCGCGGCGGTGGGCTGGGCCCCCGAGATCAGGTGACCCTTGTACGAGGGGTTGGTCGCCATGGCCGTCTCGAGCGCAGCCTGGTACGCGGCACGGGGATCGCCGTTGTTAGCGCGGAGGAGCGCGGGGTACAGGCCCTTCTTCGTGACGTCGGCCTTGAGGATCGCGAGGTCGGTGTCGTCGAGGTTGGTGTACTGCTCGCGGAAGGCGACGTAGCCCTGGCCGGCGAGTTCGGTCTCGTACTGGATCTGCGCCTCCTGCTGCGCGATGGCCCGCTGGCGTTCGGCCTCCTCCATCTGCGCGAGGCGCTGCTCGAGAGCCTGGACGTGAGGATCAGGTCCCGCGGGGACGGGCTCGGGGTCGTCGTTCCACGGGTCCACCGGCTGCGGACGAACCTGCGCGGGCGGAGGAACTGGAGCCTGCTGCTGGGGCAGGACGCTGCCGAGGAACGCGGCCGGGTCGTCCGCGAACGCCGCGTTGAGGATGCGCTGACGCTCGGGTGAGAGTGACTGGACCCGGGTGCCGAAGTCGAGGAGTTCCACGAGATGATCCGCGGTGAACTCGACGTCAGGGAAGTACGCGTTGAACACGCGTTGGTAGTCGACCGCGGGAGAGGTGGGATCGGGAGTGGGCTCACCCTCGGCGGGCGCGGGGGGCTCGGAGCCATCCGTGAGGATCTCGGTCTCGTCGCCGAGGGCGAAGTTGATCCGGTCGATCTCGTCCTCGGTCGGAGCTTCGTCGGGCGGAGGAGGAGGGGGGGTGGACCCAGGCGACGAAGCCACCCCCCCTTCCTCCGACTCCTGGGGGGAACCAGGAGGAGCTTCACCCTCGGGCGCGGCCGGCGCGTCCTCGGGGGTGGAGATCTGAGGGGAGGTGTCCTCGACGGAACCGAGGGCCGTGCCGACCGGGGCGCCATCGGTGGGCGCGTGGGTGTCGAGGAACTCCGCGAGGTGCTGCTTGAACTCTTCGGAGTCGTCGTCCGCGGGGAGAGAGTCGGGAGAGGTGAAGCTCATGGGTCGCCTGCCTTCGTGTGATGGAACGGGAGAACTAGTGGCCGGCCTGCATCATGCGGCGCAGCTCGTCGGGGTTGGGCATCCCACCCGCGAGTTGAGGTCCCGCGGGACCGGGGGGCGGGCCAGCCGGCATCCCCCCGGGGGGACCACCTGCAGGGGTGATGCCGCTGACCTGCGCGCCCCCACCCATGAGGGCCGCGATCTCGGGAGGCATCCCGCCCTGGTCGGGACCGGCCGGCGCGGGGCCGGGGGAACCGGGGGGCATGGCCCCGGGCGGCGGGAAGTTGCCAGCGCCGGTCGGAGTGTTCGCGTGCTGGATGTAGCCGAGCACGCGGGTCTGCAAGTCGGTGAGGAACGCCAGGTCTTGCTCGGAGCCCGGGAAGGCCATGAGGCCCGTGAGATCCTTGGCCACCTTGAGCAGACCCTCGGGGATCGTGTTCATCGTCGCGGTCGACGGCATCGCGGGCTCCTCAACTCGAAGCGAACTCCCCCTCCCCGCGCATGCAGGACGCGGGGAGGGGGCGGTAGCGGGGGACGGGTGCTACTTGGCCGACTTCTCGGTCGGCGCGCTGCGCTTGGTGTTCTGCGCGTCGGGGTTCTGCGCGTACTGGTTGCCGGCCGTGTGACCGAGCTTGGTGATCTTCGCGTTGCCGGTCTTGGCGGTGATGCCGTTGGTGACGCCAGCCATGGTGGACTCCTTGGGTGCGGGGGTTCGAGAGTGAGTGTAGACGATCCGATGGGAAGGTCAGGACGTGGAGTGACCGAGGCCCGCGGGGTCGGACTCGCCCTCGGCGTTGTCCTCGGTCTCGTCCCAGAAGGTCTCGGCGCCGGGAGCGAAGCGGTACTCGCCCGCGAAGATGCCCTCCCAGTTGTCGTCGGACGCGACCTGCCGGCCGGTGCCCTGGGTGGCGTTGCCTCGTGTCTGGTCGGTGGGACCCATGGTGTACTCCTTCTACGCGCGAGCGCGTTGACGTTGGCCGGGACCGGCCTGCTGACCGGCCTGCGCCAGCTCCATCTCCTTCTTGTCCATCCGTTCCGCCACTGCCTGAGCATTGGGGTAGTCGGTGTCCTCGAGGAGAGCTTCGCGGTCGATGGCGCCCAGGGTGAACAGGCGCACGGCGTTGTCCTCGCGCATGATGCGGGAGGTGTGCTGGCGCGAGCCGATGTCGACCATGAGTTGGTACTTGAGCGGAGTGGCGCCATCGGAGGTCGGGATCTGGAAGTGCCGGGCCTTGAGCATCATGGAGAGGCGCTCGCCTCCCGGGCCGGCAGTGGCGACGATGCGCGGGGTCGTGTAGTTCTCCGCGATCAGCGCCGCCTTCTTCCACGCGGCCGAACGCATGGCGGATTCGAGGATGCGGAGCGAGGACCGAATGCGGACGAAGCCGGCCTCTTGGATCGCGTCGACGACCCCCTGAGCGTTGCGACCGGCCGGCGCGCCCCCGCGCGCAACGGCGGTCAGACCAGAGATGGCCTCCATCCGCTGCAGGTAGTACTTCATGAGTTCGGGCATGGACTGGGGCATCTGCGGAGGCTTCAACCAGTCGGAGTCCTTGCCGGCGAGCGACGCGGGGATGCGTTGGCCGGGACGGTTCGTGAGGGGCGTGCGACCCTGCTGGCCGACGTCCTTGTAGATCGGGTTGCCGGTCAGCTCCACGTTGTGCTGCATCGCGGCGAGGATCCGGTTGAGGTTCGACTGGGCCGAGGTGAGGATCTTCACCAGGGCCCGACCCCAGAACTCACCCGTGTCGCGCAGCACGATCCGATCGTAGGGGTGCCCGCCGTGCGACCAGAGGTCCGAGGCCGGCGTGTCGAGGATGACGCGGTTGCCCGCGCACACGACCAGGCGCCACTCGTCCTTCACGCGCTTGATCGACTCGCGCGTGTTGATCTCGGTGGCGGTGTAGGTCTTGTGCTGACGGATCCAGCACTCGAGGACGGTGACCCCGGGGATGTCGGTGGCGCGGACACCGGCCTTGCCCGGGGGCCCGTAGGAGGCCGAGGTGTTCGGGGAGATATTGCCGGGGCTGACGCGCCGAGGCTCACCTTCGCCCGAGCCGGTGATCTGGTTCGGCTCGCGGTCGGAGTCGATATCGGTGCCGCCCTCGGTGAACAGCGCGCCCGTGCCCGGGAAGCGCCGGTCGAGTTCTTGGATCGACATGCGGCGCAGCTCGACGAAGTAGTTGGCGTCCTCGATGCACGTCGCCTGCGGGTCGGGGTAGAACGCGAAGGGCGAGACACGCCGGGTGATCGCATCCCCGAGTCCGCCCGCGAGCGTCATGTCCCAGGTCGTCTTGAGGATGCCGGTGCCGTAGACGTACTTGTCCCACTCCGCGATCGCGATCTGCCCCTCCTCGTCGTTGACCTGATAGGAGGCGTCGAGGACCACCTCAAGGTTGTCGGCCAGATCCTCGAAGAAGCGAGCGAAGTCGGAGTGGGGGAGAGCCTGCGGGGCGATCGTGTAACGCGGGCGCTGGTCGGACTCCCAGGCCACGAGCGCGTCGACGATCGGGTAGATCTCAGGGAGCGAGGGCGAGGGCAGCCACGTCGCGCGGGTCTGGCCCCAGTAGTCGTTGTAGAGCGCCTTGTAGTTGCGCTCCCACTGCTGGACCATCGGCCGGCGATGTGAACGGGCCAAGGTGAACAGGTGGATGATCTCGCCGTACAGCGCGAGGTTCTCGTCCGAGGGGTTCTTCTCGAGGATCAGCTTCGGGACCGCGCGCGGGAGGGGCTTGCCCGGGGACCCCTTGGCGGGCTCCGCAGGGGAAGGGGACTCTGCGGGTGTGGTGGGATCCGAGAGCGCGGTGGCCATGTGGGGAGTCTACGGCACCCACGGGAGGGGCTGCGTCAGGGAGTACCAGACGAACAGAGCGCAGGTGGCCAGGATGCCGGCCCAGACCATGAAGATCACGCGGGGATCATCACCCATGACTACCGCCTTCCATCGGGTACAACCAGGCTAGAACACGAATCGACCCTTGGACTCCTTCACCCCGGCCGCGACCTGCGCGTCGTGCGTGGTGTTGAGCCCGTCCTCAGTGACTCCCATGTCGGAGGGGGTGAGGTCGCGGATGTCGTGGGCGACGAAGTTGGTCTCGAGCCCGAGGCGCTGCGTGCGTTCCGCGGAGGTGATCTTGTTGATCTCGTCGAGCTGACGCTTGGACTCGACGTAGGTCCCGGTCGAAAGGTTGAAGTGACCTTCGAACGGAGCCGCGACACGGAAGGGGGTCCAGCGCCGCTTGAGGGGTTCGGAGCAGTCGGGGCAGAGTTGTCCGACCAGAGCATCGCGATCCTCGGAGGGGAGGACGCGGGTGAGGATGTGCGCGTTGGGGCACTTGTACTCGTAGGTCGGCACGTCAGTCCTTCCCGAGCGCGATGGTCATGAAGTAGATCCCGACGCTGCCGATCGTGATGCCGGCCGCGCTGTTGATCAGATCCCAGACCGCGGGGGCCGCGAAGATCGCGATGAGCCCCAGGATCCCGAACATGATCCGCAGGGCCGGGTGGGTGGTGGTGGTCTCAGTCGAATCCATAGTCGCCTTCCGTATCTTCGGTGGCCCAGGTGTTCACGATGGATCGTTCCATCGCGACCCCATCGCCAGTGTCGTGCATGATCGGCGCGGAGTCCACGCCGAGTTCTCCGAGCTGCTCCTCGAACGGACTCCGCGCTCCCGCGGCTGCCGGCCCCCCGCCGCGCGCGGCCATGTCGAGCATCTCGTACTGCGGCTCCGCGTACGCGTCGCCCGAGTGCATGAGGTTCATGTTCTCGTACTGGATGCAGGTGATGGCAATGGCCGTGGCCATCACGAGATCGTCGTGGTCGACCTGGCCGGCGCTGTTGCCGAACTTGTTGCCGTCGAGGATGACGTAGCCCTTCATCTCCGCGAACGTCTGCTTGTCGTGGATGCGGATGCCGAGGTTGCGCTGCTGGGAGATGGGCTGAGCCGCGTTGAACAGCGCCGCTTGCAGGTTGCCGATGGCTTCGGACTTGGTTTGCGGGTTCGTGACCCAGCCGTAGTTCGTGGCCAGCATGCCCTTGATGTTGCCGGGTGACTGGTGGATGTAGATGTTCTGGTAGCCCCGCGTCTTGAGCACCGCCACGGCCGCGCCGCCGCCCTTGTTGGCCTCGGGCGCGAGCATCGCGTCGTTGTACCACTTGCCGAGGCGCACCATCTCCTCACCCAGTGACGCCGCGTCGAGGCGGGCTCGGAACACCGCGCACTGCTCCCACGACTGCCGGTTGAACACCTGCGCGCACGAGTAGTCACCCGCGACCCCGCCGAACGCCGGGTCACCGCCGATGAGGTACTGGCCCCAGCGACGGTCGGCCGCTGGACGGCGGTAGACCTTGAGCGGACCATCGGGGTCGGGGATGAACTCGATGCGACCGTTGGGCCGCGTGATCAGCTTGCCCACCTCGGGGACCATCTGCTTGTAGACCGAGCGCAGCATGTCGATCTTGAACACGTTCTTGCCGGTCGACACGAAGGCTTCATCATCGGTGAGCGGGTACTCCTGGTGAAGCTTCTCGACGTCGCCGGCACACTCGGTCGCGAGGATGGATCGACGCCACAGCATCCGGTCGTGGATCTGGTAGTTGTCGAGACCCCGGGACTTGAGGTACTTGGTGACGAACTTCTCCTCGTCACCCTTCGGGATGAACGGGGAGGAGAGGAGGTGCGACTGGCCGATGCGCGAAGCGCGGTAGTTGGGGTGCTGCCACCATGCGAAGAACAGCGGTTTGTACTCCACCTCACCCTCCTTCGCCGCCTTCCAGGTGGTGTGGAAGTAGTCCCCGACGCCGTTGGCCGTGGACTCGAGGAAGAAGAAGGTGAGGGGCTGACGGGGGAGTGTATTGAACAGGGACATGGTCAGGGATCCCGGGTCGGGCCAGAACGCAACCTCGGAGCCGTGGATGAAGCGGACCGTCTGGGATCGCGCGGCCTCCTTGTTCTTGGCCGTGGCCACGGTGATGCGCGACGAGTTCTCCTTCCACCCGATCTTGTTCGCCGCGTAGGAGTTCGGGGTGAGCACCCAGTTGGCCCCCCAGAAGTTCTCGAAGTAGGTCTTGGTGATGCGGAGCAGATGCTCGTTGGAGTCGGCCTCATGCGACACGACCTTGCCGTTCATGCGCGGGATCAGCACCGAAAACATGAACATGAGCCCTTCGATCATCGTCGACATCCCGATCTGCCGGGCCTTGAGGATGATGTAGCGCACCGGGCGGTCGTTGTTGATGTCGTCCGCCACCGAGCGCAGGAGGACCTTCTGCGGCCAGGTCATGTGGTTGCGGAGGAGGACCAGTTGGTTGGTGTCGCGGTCCGCCACCTTGAGGGCGTTCATGAAAGGGAAGGGGTCGAAGGCCACAGTCAGTCCCCCAGCCGAGCTTGCAATTGGGCAACTTTCGCCTCGAGCACGGCGATGCGCTCCTTGCACTCTGTGAGATTCGGGTTCTTCTTCGGGGGCACGACCCCGTTCACGACATCCGACGACCACGCGTGCCACGCCTTCGTCACCGCGCCCGTGCCCGGGAACAGGTCGTCTAGTTCATCGCCGGGTTGCGCTCCGACCATCTCGAACGCCCACCGGCACACGGCCTCGGGCTTTGCTCCGGTCAGCCCCTTGCGGAGCGTGATCGAACAGGCGATCCAGTCGCGGTTGACGAGCCGATCGGACACCTCAGGCTTGCGAGCCGCACTGACCAGGACTGGTTCCCACGCGTAGGCCACCGACACATTCCGCTTGTACGCGGCGAATGGCTTGACCCACGACATGACCCGACACCCGATGCCGTGCTCCGCGACGATGTGCAGAACATGGTCGAGCGCAACCGATGATGTGTGCAGGACCCACCCGTCGTAGTCGGCGTCCAACCGAAGCAGTAGCTCCTCGTGGTCGACTTCACCTGCATAGTCCGGGTGGTCCTTGTAGAGATGAGCACACCCCGGGTAGGGCGGGTCCGCGTATCCGATTCTCATGATGTCAGTCCCGGTCGTCGAACACGTCGGAGTTGTCAGGGTCGTCATCCTCGAACGCCTCGTAGGACGGGAGCGAAGCCTGCATCTCCGCGAGGATCTTGCGTCCCTCATCCATCGCTCGAGCGGTCTCGGAGTCCTCGGATGAGGAGGCTTGCGCGACCTTCACGAGCATCGGCAGGATCGTCTTGTACGCGGCTGAGCGAGCCGGCCCGTCGCCGTGTTGGAGGTCGAACTCGGCCTGATCGAAGATGTCGTTGATGAGGGAGGCCGCGCGTTCGCGGATGAGGGATTGGATCTCGGGGTCGTTGCCGAGGAGATCGGAGAGGTCGTCAGCCATTGTCGTCCTCCACGTTGATCGCGTGGATCATGGGCCGACCTTCGTCATCGAATCCACAGGCCGACAGGGCCCCACACTCAGGGCACGGGGCGACGTCAACGGGGCCGGGCTCGCCCGCGTACGGGTCGATGGGTTCCTCGAAGTCGTCGGGGTAGACGTGCGCCCAGAACTCGGCGTCGGTCATGGCGGCGGCTTCGGGGGATGAGGCGCAGAACGGTCGGTCAGCCATTGGTCAGTCCTCCGCGGGGTCGGTGAGCACGAGCATGAGCCGCTCCCACTCGCTCGCGGGTTGCATGGCGACGCGCGCCGCTTCCATCTTGGCGCGCAGTCGCGGGGCCCGGGTGGTCGCGGCGTAGGCCCGGATGGTGAACCTGCGGCCCTGGATGTCGGTGATCGGCATGGCCAGGTACTTGTCGGCGTCGACGACTTCGAGCGTGAGGACCAGCCGGCCCTTCGCGTTGATCGCGTACTTCGGGATGTCGGCCTCGAAGATGACCACAGTGTCACGGTCCTCGAGCCGGGGGTCGTCGTCGAAGGAGTCACTCATCGTTGGGGCCCTGGGCTGTGTTGGCGTAGTGCTCGAGGTAGACCATGCCGGCATCATCCTCGTCGATGGCCTGCTGCAACATCGCGATGAGGTGGTCGCCTCGGATGACGTGCCAAACATGGTCGATCGGATCGTCGGGTGGAGGCATCGGAGGTAGAGAGTCAGGCATGGAGGGCCTCGATCTGTTGGATGAGGTCGATGCGCGCGGCCATGCGGTTCTTGCCGGCGCCCGACAGGTCGGGGTACTCCTCGCAGACCGCGACCCAGTGGCCGAGGCGTCGCGAGTCCCACGACCGGATGGTGAGCTTCGCATGGGTCATGTTGGCTCCTCTTGGGCTCGGGTCTTGCGTCGTTGGCGGATGATCCGACGCCGGTCCTTCTCGCTGAGTCCGCCCCAGATCCCGTAGTCGATGCGGTTGGTCAGCGCGTAGTCGGCACAGCGTTCCCGGTGAGTGCAGGTGGCACAGATCGCCTTGGCCTCGTTGATCGCGGTCTCGTCGGACTCCACCGGGAAGAAGGTGTTGGGGGGAGCCTGGAAGCAGGCCCCCTCATCCATCCACGAGTACGGGGTGACGGGCCGAGGGTCACGCGCCTCCCAGGGCCCGCGCGAGTTCGTGGGGATCCGAGGCGCCATGGTCGCGATCACAGGTCGTCGGGAGGCATGACCCCCGGCATCGGGGGCAGCACGACACCTGGGGGCGGGGCGAACGGGTCCACGAGTTCATCATCGTTGATCCACTCGTCGCTGGCCTCACGCATCGGGCCCTCGAGTTGCGTGTCGGGCTCGGGTTCGGTGACCGATTCGGTTGCGGCCGGGGTCGTGGGGCCGGTGAGTTGCGTGACGATGGCCTCGACATGCGCCCGGCCTCGATCCGACTCCTCGGTGATGGCGTTGAGAGTGGCCTGCTGGGATCGTTCGAGGGCGGCAAGCGCGGCGGTGAACTCAGTCATGGTCGGGCGGTCATCCGCGAAGGGGACCGGGGGTGGAGGGGTGGCGGCGATGACCCGCGAGATCGCGTAGGCCAGTATGCCGCAGCCGGCGAGAACGGTGAGCGCCACGAGGAACGCTTCGGTCAGGGTCACGATGCCACCCATACGCACACGAGCACGATGGCCACGACAACGAGCATCGCGCCGAACGCCTGGGCAAACTCTACCAATTGCCGCTTCATGTACGGGCTCAAGGGGCCCTCCTTCGGGTCGCCTGGGGGGTGATTCGGAATTACTACCACCATTAGCGCGAGGTGTCCAGAACTTCCTTGATTCGGAATCCCCGAAATCGTGGTGGTAGGAATGCTCGCGCAAAAGG